GGACATTAGTAAGTGATCTGGTTCACTTTAGGAAATATATCTGTAGTGGGTACATACAGTACTACCGTACATAACTTAACACCTAGGGGTCTTGTTTTCTGTGCGGGACGTCTTTTGGCTGGCGTACCGTCTGCCTTGCCCGTACCGTACCGCTATCTCCAATGAGAGGGCTCGCTCACCTTTCGGCAAGGTTTCGCGCCCCCGTATCGGTGACCGACCGACCAACCAACAACCCGCCCAACGGATTTAATAATCTCCCAATGACCAACGACCCACGCCAAAGCTCGTCAACTCTCAGCAAGATCCCAAGTTACTCGCGCCCGCTGCCTGGTAACTTAGCCCCTTGAATTGTCGACAAATAGACAGACAACACAGCCGAAAGCGTTACCAAATCGTTACCTGTTTTTGTGTCGTATTGTTGCCAAATGGGGGAGGCTCCTGTATTCTTTTCCTATCAGCCCAACCACGAGCTGATTATTGAAAGGGTTACAAATGGAAACAATGAAGCAAGATTGTGCAGCACGAATTGTAAGTGAATTAGACTCACTTAACGAGCAACTCAATACAATGATGGACAACCCAAACCACGATGATTATTTTGACGAGCCTGCCCTGTCTATTGACACATACAAAATGACAAAGGTTTGCTTCTCATACGGTGGTCCTAGTTCATACCTAGAAATTATGACAGACTCAAACAATGACATCGTGAGTGTTGTTTTCCGCTTTTCGGATTGGTTTGACACAGCAACGACAACAGTAGAAAAAGGCTCACCAGCCTACACATACGCACAGAACCTAATCGAAACGATGGAGGGATAATGACAAGAGAACAAGCACTAGAACTATTCGACAACGGCACACCCATTTTGATTGAGGACGAAGTCCTGAAGATGTACCTACAGGGACACCGCTGGGGCTACCACCAAAACCAGCAGGCGCAAGGCTTTTGCCCTGCTTGCGATAGAGAGGCGAGCAAATGAAAAGCGGATACACCTACACAATGACCGCAGCCTTTATTGTGGACCACGAGCTGACTCAAGACGAGATAGATTCGCTGGTGCTGCAAGTGGCCCCACAAATTGAGGAGCCAGTAACGGCTGAGGGTGAGGGCGTTGAGTACGAGATTCGGTTGATGAGTTGCAAAATCGAAACGTGGCTACCAGGAGAAAGGTGTGAGTGTAATGGATAACATCACCAAAAGAGGCTGGCTTGTGGCTGGGATCCTAATTGGGTTGGCTATCTGGGGACTGTGGGAGGTGGCGAGCCACCTACTGTGGACTGGTAGCGGCTGGGAGTGGTGCGAGGACTTATTAAACTGTGAGAAGGAGGGCAAATGATGAAAGACAGATACCAGGTAACGCTAGAGATTGAGACCTATGACGGAGATCCCAAAAGCTGGAACTGGGATAACCTCTACATAGGAGAGGAGAACGTGAGAATAATTGAAACACAGTTTAAGGGTCGCGTACTACCAACAGAGGAGGAGAGTAAATGAAACTATCGGAAAAGGTAAATAGCCTGCACCAACAGGTGCAAGAACTAGAAAACCAAAAAGCAGAGCTGGACTATGAATTGCTTTACACGATACTAGAGGAAACACGGGAAAACTTAGAGGGAGAGGGAGAGTAATGAGTAATCTAAAAGAGTGGATAGAAGATCGTCAAGAAAATGGAGACGACGGAACAGGGTTTGATGATTACGCAGAGGGAGAGAGTGATGAGTAAGTGGACGGTATGGGTAGGCGGTAGCGAAGTGAGCAGCAACCTATTGACTAGAGGGCAAGCCGTAGCCATAGCTAATGATTGGTTTAATCGAGGCTATGATGATGTGAAAGTGGAGGAGATCCAATGAGCTATTGCTGCCCTAGTTGTGCAGAGAAGGAGAGGTCTGCCCTAAGTATGGGTGAGCCTCCTATTGAATACCTTGTGGCTAAGGTAGAGTTACTTCAGAAGGTAGCCGTGCAACAGATGGAGCGCGGTGAGTTAGGCGAGGCAATAAAGAACGTAGAACGTATGGTCAAAACACTACACAGAATAGGATTAAAAAATGACTGAGGAAATCACAACGCACGTGTTCACAGTAGTCGTACAAGTAGGACGCAAGAACAACAAGGTTGAACTGTTTGACTTCAGCGGAGGAGAACCTGTCGCCCTGGCTACGGGTGAGGCTAGCAACTGGCGCACAGCTTTAGGCGAAGCCCTGTCAAAGATAAGTTTATCCTCTGATACACCTGAGAAAACAGTTAATGATGTAGCAAAGGAGAAGGCAGAGGAGGAGGGTAATGAGTAACGTCTACACCATACACCCACCAAAGTCTGACTTAATCTTATTCTATGAAGTGGTCGAGCCTGACGGTGCTAACACGTGGGGCGGAGCTAACGCAGAGCAGGCGATCCAATGGCTTACTAACTCTCCAACGGGTAGTCGTATACTGGTAAGTGCGTGGGATAGCGATGAGGAGGACGCTCACCTGGTGGGGCAGACCTTAGACATCAGCGAAATAGTAAGGGCTGCAAGCCTATGAGCCTTGTATTAGGAGTGATTATAGTAATACTGGTAGCCTATGTCCTGATTGTTTGGGAGGACAAACTCAATGGTTGATGATGCCCAAAGAAGATTGGAAACGGCTGCTCGCAAAGCTATCCGTGACCGCAATTACAGAAGGGCGAGAGACCGTGCGCTAGTACGCCTTGCTCATCTATACCCTGACACCTATAAGCAGTTGCTTGAAATGGAGAAGAAACAAGATGAGTTACAAGGTAAAAAGTGGGTTGGTATTGACGGCAATACTAATCTTAGCGTGGGCATTCACACACGAGCCAACGGCGCAAACGATTTCGCATACACCAGTAATCAAGGAGAGAACCAAAGCAACAATGGAGGAGAAGCGTGAAAACAAAGCACTTGCAGTTAGTTACCTCAACGCCCTCGGATACAACGACGCACAGATCCAATGTGCGATCACACTTTGGACCCGTGAATCCCGCTTCGACCACCTTGCTCGCCCAAGAGACTCTTCGGGCAAACCAGTTAGTTCAGCTTTCGGAATTGCTCAACTCCTTAGAGAGCGTAGTAGAGAACCTGAACTACAAATCCTTCACGCTGTACGATACACTCAACACCGCTATCGAGGCAGTTTCTGTAGCGCTCTCCGACACTCAGACAGAAGGGGCTGGTACTGATGCTGACGGGCGTTAGTTTATTTGCAGGAGTCGGAGGCTTTGACTTAGCTATGCAACGACAAGGAGTGAAGGTAGTAGCCTCGGTTGAGATAGATAAGAAATGTAATCAGGTATTGGCTCAGCACTTTCCTGACGCTACACAATTTACAGATGTAACCACAGTAAAGGGAGAGGATCTAATCAATGCAGGATTTACACCACGCACAGGAATTATTACAGGAGGATTTCCCTGCCAAGACCTCAGCGTTGCTGGCAAAAGAGCTGGTCTTGCTGGCGAACGAAGCGGGTTATTCTGGGAGATTGCAAGACTTGTGGAAGAAACGCAAACAGAATACTTCATCATCGAAAACGTCCCTGGTTTGCTATCCAGTAACAACGGAAAAGATTTTGGAGTCGTCATCGGGACGATGGCCGACCTCGGGTATTCTCTTGGATGGCGGGTGCTTGATGCTCAACACTTCGGAGTACCCCAGCGCAGGCGTAGAGTCTTCGTCGTTGGCAGACGTACTCCTAACTCAAGCATTGCCGAAATACTCTTTAAGTCAGAAGGCTTGCGAAGGGATTTTACGCAGAGCAAACAAGAGGGGCAAGACCCTACCCGCATTACTCCAAGTAGCTTTGGTCAAACAGGCTTCGCTAAGTACACACCAGGAGTAACAACACTCACCGCTACTAGTTACAAACGACCAGAAGACAACATTGTTATCTACAAAGATCCAATAGGAACTCTCAAAGCACGTGACTACAAAGGAGTAAACCACGAAGGTGCGAGAGATGGTCACATTGTTGTTACTTCATCATCCTTTGGTGGATACACAGAAGGAGTTGGCACATTGCGTGCCAATGGTGGCGATCTAGGTGGAGGAAGTGAAAACCTTGTGGTTCACCAAGAGTAGGCGAGCACAAAATGTGGATGACTACGAGACTTGGATTGAAGGAGGAGTAATGCCAACGCTTAACGCATTTGATAATGGTGATGTGCGAACGACAGTCATTGTCTTTCATCCTCACTACCACGATGGAGCTAGAGTTCAAGGAGATACAATGAATACACTTACATCTCGTATGGGTACAGGTGGTAATAATGTGTCAGGTGTGGCTACAATCTTTAGTCACACACAGGGACTAGATGCACAACCTAGTGAGACAGTATCACCAACACTTCGAGCAGGAGGAGCAGGTATGGCAGTTGCTTTTTCACCATCAGATTTTGCTAATTATTCTGAAGGGATAGGAACACTTAAGGCTGGGATGACAAATAACAATTCACCAGTTATTGCATTTGATGCTTACAATCACACAACTTCAGAGACTAATCAAACCTTAAGAACTGGCTCAGATTTAGACAAGATGGGAACAGTCCTTACATCTTCAAACGTACGCCGCTTAACTCCAGTAGAGTGCGAAAGATTGCAGGGTTTCCCTGATGACTGGACTGCTGGACAATCAGACTCAACTAGGTATAAGCAGATGGGTAATGCTGTAGCTGTACCTGTGGTAGAGTGGATAATACAGAACATAGTAGATGTGGCTGAGGTTTCCTAACCCTTTCCTCAGTACAATAAAACCCCATCAGTAACGGGAACTGGTGGGGTTTTACTTTGCTCTCATTACAACAACTGCCGATGGGAACGGAGCGGAATTACGCTGGTCCCCAAACTTGAGGCGACCTCTAATGAATTCGATTTCATACGCAATACAATGCTCGTGCCACCAGGAAGTGTCAGTTCGGGAGGGAACCAGTAGTACCACCGTGCAGCCTTTCTTGCTTTCAGCTTCTGCTTTAGCAACCCAATCTTTGATCGTGCGTCCGTAAGGTGGGTTAAGCCACACGTTCCCACCGTTACTATCGCTAGCCCAGTCATTATGAAACGCATCTCTACGCGCTGGCTCAGGATGGTCGGGGCCGTACCAGTTGTCGGGTACAAGAGTGGATGATTGCAACGCTGCTGCGTCCAAAGAAAAATTAAACGTGTTGTTGTATCGCTCAAAGAAAGTTCGTGGTGTAGTCCACGTATCATCGTTGGAGGTTTTGAAAGTATCAGTTTTATAGAACCCTTCAGTCATTATCCACCCGTACTATAGAAGCCTTTACCCTTGAAGGTAATGGCAGGTGAGTCCCACTTGCGTACCATTGGGACGTGGCAATCAAAACAGGATGGCTCACGTGGGTCATCGTGGATAGATCGTTCAATAGTTAATTCGCCATTGCATTCTGTGCAACGATAGTCATACTGCATTAGAGCTTAACCGCCTCTTCGATAGGTAGATAACCTACCAACTTACTGACCTTGTTAGAACGTGAGAACTCAGTGGTTGCTGGCATCCAATGACTAAACCATTCAGGCTCTGCCACTTCCATCAGGTCAAAAGAAAAGACTCCTTCTGGAGTCGAGTTAATGTAGAACGGAACTAAGTCTCGCTCTGCTGCCTGAGTGATGAGCTTACGATACTTCATCTCTTCAATCAGTAGCGTGGGATAGTGGGTGTTGCGACACTTCAACTCTATGTATGCGTTCGAGTCACGACTAATGCAATCGAAGGAGTCATAGATACCCTCTGACTTTTGTAGGTCAGGGTATTTGTTATCCAATAAGAATAAGAATAGATCAATCTCTTTCATTGCCACGGGTTGTCACCGCCGAGATTATTCTGCACCTTACGCAATGCGCTGGTACATCTACGATCTGCGGTAGATACTGCACACTCTAGTAAGCCTGCCACCTGTTGCAAAGTAAGTCCCTCGTGGTAGCGCATACGAAGTATGGTCTGGTCTTCCACTTCAAGCTTTAAGTATGAACGCTTGACATCAATCAAGGTAGCAAGTAGGTTGCCGCCCTCTGCTGGAACGCTAGGCTTCTTAGGTGAACCATCGTTGATAAGGTTCTGTGCCTGTTCTAAGACTGTGTTATCCACAATGGATGCGATTACGTGAGGCAAGACCTGTGCAATCATAGCTGTATCGTAGAAGGCTTCATCACCTGTGCGATAGCCAGACTTGGATGCCTTCTCTTTGCGAGCATAGCGTTCAGCAGCACGTTTCATTTGCCACCCAATACGCTTCTCATAGATAACACGTTGAACTGCATTAGGTTCGTTAAGCATCTCATCGAACTGTTTGCTACGTGTTAATGCCCAAGCAAGACACTCTTGCAGTACATCATCTCGTTCTACGTAGCCACGAAAGCGGCGAGCTATTGCACTAGCAACGCTAGGTGCTATGTCATAGATAGATTTATGTAGCTCAGTCACAGTCTGCCTCTGGAACTTCAGGCCATTTGCCATCAAGCACCATCATTGCAATAGCTGAGTAGTTCAGTAGGTCTATGAATGAATCACGCAAGGACTCGTTGCTTGGCTTAACGCCAGAGTCTAGTAAGTTATTGATGCGAGCTATCTTGTCCCACATACGTACACGCAGACCATTAAGTGGTCCACCTGGTGAGTGAGCAATGTTCTTTGGACCGTAGTCGTGATGCTTACGCACCAGTAGGTTGCCTGCTTGATCCATAATGCGCCAGACATCAGCAACAAACGCCTCATCTACCTTGCTGGTGTAGGACGGACTAACAAAGTCTCGGTTTCCATATTGATCTCCAGGATCTGGAAGCCCATATGCTGCAAAATCTGTACCATTTGTAGCCATTCGTCCCTACTCATCCTTCTGTCCTAGTAACAAAGCCTTCGTTGCATCGGCACCATTGGCCAGATAGAAGTCATTGATGTCCATTGATGGGGGTAATGTTACTATTGTACTATTTGTTACCTCTTGTGCGACACGCTTAGAGAACTCAGCACCTGGGTTGGTGCCATCTTCCTTGATGTCATTGTCACCGATAACAAAGATGTTGTCATAGCCAGCAAAGAGCTTGACAAAGTGTGGCTTCCAAGCCTGTACCCCAGGTACACCCACTGCTGGTATGCCCACTAGACCAGACAAGATCACCGTATCTAACTCACCCTCGCATACTGCAATGTAAGAGCTATCAATGGTGATGTCACCTACGTTATATAGGTGTGCCTTCTGCCCTGTTGGAGATCCATACTTGGGCTTGCCATCATCTAATCGTCTGAACTTGAAGCCTACGCACAGACCATTGGCTGTGATGTAGGGTATAGAAAGCCAGCCCGTGTGCGTTTCGTGACCATTGATTGGATCTGTTACAACACCCAACGAAAACTGTTGGGCAACAGCATCAGATATCCCACGTCCTTCGAGATAGTTTAGAGCCTCTTCGTTTATTGCCTGACTGTAACGGTTCGCCGCTTCCAGCAGTGATTTCGATTGCACGATTGAGGGCATCCTTAAACTCCAAATTCTCTATGTGCATAACAACATCTACTGAACTGCCACCCTTACCGCAGGTATGGCAGAAGTAGAGGTTGTCATACGTGTTCATTACAGCACTACGTCTACTATCTGTATGTATACAGCAACGAACCGCTGCTGACTTGCCTTCTCTTACTTCTCCACCGTAATAGGAAACAATAGTTCCTATGGGGATTGAAGTTGCATCAACGGAACCTTTGTGTCTACCCGCTTTACGTACCCTGGACCAGTCTTGTGCTGGCATACACACCCCTTATCATCACACTTATCGTGCCAATGAGATGAACGTTTGTAGTGAGCAAGAGTGTTCTCTTCTCCGCCCTTATGACAGTTCTGGCAAATCATCTTCTGCTTCTTCTGTAAACTTTTTAAGAAATTCTCCCTGAGATTTTAGCAACTCAATTGCATCTTCTAATGTAACTGGATTCAGTATCTCTGATGTTGTGATGTTACCTTCTGGAACTGGCATTACTGTTTCTCCTTTAACCATTGAGTTAAGTCTTGGATTACCCAAGCCTGATCTATTGAAGAGTTGCGACGCTTAACTACCACGTATGACAG